TATCACCCCAACCACAACTTGTATCTAGTACAGTTCTGGCATTTGTAATATCATAGATTGCTTTTGCAACAACTGGTTTAAATTGTGTTGCGATATAAGTACCCAATCTAAATGCTGATATGTAACTCTTAGCATTTAACTCACCACCAATCAATTCTTCTTTGCCTTCTATCATCACCTTTTGAACACCATTGATACCTCGCCATATAGGTCCTAAACATTTCCAGATATCATAAGCGTCATTATTTTCCCATCTTGTTTTTGGTGCTTCAAATCCATAACTGCCACATTCTAATCGTAGGTCTTGCATAAAATAATTTGATACATCATTAAATGTACTGGCACCATTTATCAAACCAAGACCATACTTCTCGTAACTATATTTGTAATCATCATATTTCTCAAAAACTTCTTTTTGTATTTCTTCATTTGGTATACAAATAGAAGATGTATCAAACTTTTTCAAGTCATAAAAACATTTTCTCATATCATCTTTGGTGATTTCTTTGAGAGGAAATACAGGTCTTTCACTTGCAATATAGTCAGCAAGATGTGTTCTCATTTTGTCTTTGCCATAGGTTTTATTCAGTAATTCAAATGACTTGTTGTCTAATAGAGGTAGTTTATCATCGCTAGCGGCGTCTAAAAGACGGTTATATAGTGTATTATCTCTAGTATAATGTGTAAATGCGTTTTCTTTCATATTAAAAAAAGTTATCTAGTGTTGCTTGTTTCTCAAAGTTCCAACCAATTGCATTGACAATAAATCGTAATGGTTCTAAAAACGACTTATCAAACTGCTCATCATAATTTATAAACTTATGTAAATCAAATTCTTTTGGCAATACAGCAGGAAAAGATATAACTCTTTCTCTCAACGGATTAGGTTCTTTCAAAACAATAAATTTAATTTTATCACCTTCTTGTATTTCTTCATACTTTACTAATTTATTTTTCTTAAGCAAATCATTATATAGTAAAGCACCTTTGACATGAATTGGTGTTGACTTTTGATAGATGTCTGTTGATGAAGAATACTTTTTAAGATTATTACATGAACGAGGATATGCAATTTGTTCAGGTCTTAACTTTTTAAAGTGTGTTCTAAACTCATCAATAAATTGTATCAAAGCATTTTCGTCTTTGTTCATAATGACTTTCAATGCTTCTTTAATTTTAACTCTACAAGGGGCAGGTGTTGAACTCTTAACTGCTTCAATGCCCATGATTTTAAGTTTAGGTTCTTTTAATTCAACGCCTTCTTCATTATAAACATTGAGAATATATCTTTTCTTAGCAGTCCATATACCTTTGTTAGCAATAACTTCTCGTTTCATAAACATCTTTTGCTCAAATGCATTGACATATTTAGCAAGTCTATCAAAACTTTTATCAATAGCACCTTGTAATTTTTCTTCGCAAAATTTATCTAGAACTTTGACAATCTTTCTTGTATCAGATTTATCTTTAAATATTTTATCTACAAGGCCACCAAGTTTTACATAAATCGAATCAGTATCAGAAGCAACTACATAAGTTACATTTGTTGTTTTCAATAAATCATTTAAATAATTATTTACATCTCTTTCAATCCATCTAATCGCAAGTTGACCTGCCATAGTAATACCTTCAGCGTGTCTTACATCAAAGTATCTAAAGTATTGATTACCTATTGCACCATAAGCACTATTCAATGCAATCTTTCTTGCCAACTGTATGTTATGATTTGCAGCAATATCATTTTGATATTTTTTATCGCCAGTTTGTTGATATAGATTTTTTGCTTCTAACATTTTCTTTTTATATATCACTCGCTCTTGATATAGTTTATCCATCAACTCAGGAAGAAAACCTCGTTTATCTGTTCGAAACTGAGCACCGTTAGGTGTAATTGTAACATTATCAAGATCAACTGAATCTAAGATAGTGCCTTCTAACATTTTATTTACACTCACTTTGTTTGGATCAAATGCCACCATAGTTTCTGGCGATATATTATACTGCATAATTAAATGTGGATACAAACTATTCAAATCAAAACTACAAATCCAATCGTGAAAACCTACAACAGGATCTCTTACATAGGCACCTTCATAACCATCAGATGTTTTAGATTCTTGTACAGCAGGTGGCACAATATTCTTTGATCGTAAATGATTATAGATGATTGTATCCCACATACGAACTTGACCAAAGACATCTTGAAAGTTTACCTTTGCTTCATATGCCATTGTTAAATGTAAAGCAATCAGTTTCATTTTATCTTCTAACTTATCAACCAACTCAACATCTTGAATATTATACTCTACAAATCTTTGATAGTCATTAGAGTAAAACTCTTTGAAAGTATCATATGGATTTTCAGTTTTGTTTTCACCTAATTCTACTTCACCTATGTAATCAAGTTTATAACTCTCACGCCTAATAAAAGTATGTTTACGATACAGGTCAAGATAATCTAAAGTATCAACGCCAAGAATATCATAATAGTTTTGTGTTCTAGCATATCCTAAAGATATTGCTGAACTACCTGTTACTACACCCCATGGACTAAACTGATTTAAATATTCTTCGCCCATGATATACTTGAAACGATTAAACAAATAAGGTATATCAAAAAATTTTACATTCCAACCTGTGATAATATTAGGTTCATATTCAGTCCAGAATCTAGTAAACTGATGTATCAAATCTATTTCAGATTTACATTTTATATATTGAACATCATCACGGTCATTGACAAAGTTTTCCATGCCAAAGACAATGATTCTTTTTGATGTATGATCTTTTACAGTAATACAAATTAATGCTTCGTTTGCTTTTTCTACGTCAGGAAAACCATTCTCACTTTCACATTCAATATCAATTGATAAAAGTTTTATTTGTTTTATATCCCAATCTATCTTGTTAGGAAACTCATCTGTGATAAATGGATATTGATATCTTGTATTACCAAAATATTCAAAGTTAGTTACATCTTTATATTCATCAATCCATTTTCTTGCTTCATAGATACTATTAAATTTAACTTTATCAACACTACGACCGTCTAATGTTTTATACTTTGATTCATTTCTAGTGGGAATAAATAAATTAGGTTTGTAATTTATTTTATATTTTTTGTGGGTGCCATCATGGTTGACACCACGTACCAATAGTTTACCTTTGAATGGTAGAACGCTAGTATAAAATTTCACTATATCTGTGTATTATTAAAATGTTTATTTAATGCCTGTAAATTATCTTCTGCTGTTGCTAAAGCACATACTAGTTTATCCATTTCTTCTAGGTGTTGTGGATGTTCACCTATGCCAACAGGATTATCAAAGTAAATTTGTAAAGTAGCATTTGCGTGTGCTATCTCTGCTTCATACTTTTTCTGTAATGCTTTAAATAGTGGATTAGTTGTTTGATGTTGTTTTGCCATAATCAATTCCTTTCATAATATATTATAACACAATACAAAGTATTTGTAAAGCGTCTAGTCTAAACTATATTCAGTAGTAACAACATATTTTCTTGCTGGGTTTACCATAACATTCATGTCTGTCATTATTCTTCTAGTCAATAAAACCTCTGTGCCCATATCAGCCCTATCATCAATGCCAAATGGTTCATCTTTATATGTACCACCAGCAAAATTGACATCTAATCTTATGACAGGTCTTTCTTCGGTATAATCTCTAATTGAGCCTATTTTAACTTTATAAGTTTTTTCTAAAGGATAAGTTTTTCTTTTACCTAAAAGTGTAAAAGAAACTGTATCATTTTTAACTTTAATATCTTCTCCATGAATAACTGATAATACAGAATTACCAGTATCAAATTTTGCTACCATATCACCCCATGGTTTGATTGAAACTATTTCTCTATGACCACATTCTGTTGGCACTTTAAATCTATTTTGTTTTTCTTGAAAATGTGTAATAACAGATTTGGCAATATTCAATCTTGTTGCTTCTTCTATTCCTTCAGTACCGGGTGATGCGTTTACCTCTAACATAAATGGTGGTTCTTTTTCTCTATTCTTACTTGGAATAAAATCAACAGCAACCCATAAACCATTTACTGCTTTTGCAGCCTTTAAACTTTCTTCTATTTCTAATTCTGTTAGTTGTATTTTTTGTGGTTTAGAACCTTGTGATACATTTGATCTAAAGTCGCCCTCAATTACAGGTCTTTTCATAGCAGCTAATACTTTGCCACCTAATACCAATACTCTTACATCATAATCTGTTTTGATATATTCTTGAACTAATAAATCAGAATCCTCATCTTGTTTATTAATTAATTGCACAATAGAATCTAATCCTCTTTCACTATCAATAAACAACACACCAACACCTTTACTACCTCTTAATGTTTTCATAATTAAAGGAAACTTAATATCTGATTCTTTTATTTGATCTAG